AAGTTAAAGGGTAGGGAGGGGTGGTCTATGACCTTAAGAGTGATGAGCTCACCTCCCAAAAATAATTCTTTAATCTCAATTGATATCTAGGAGATTGAAGGATAAGGTAAGAAAGTACGAGCAATCATCTCTCGAATGTGCAGATAATGTGATAAAGATATAGATTTATTTGCAGTACAGAATGGTACATCCAACTTTCTTACTGGAATATGTTGTCAAAACACAAACAGTATGTGGCATATATAGGACTGTCATTTTTGAAATCTAGTAGGCAAAAATGATCTAATATGTTTTTCAACAATCAATGTCGGAGAGATGGTATCCAAGCAAATGGTGTGAAACAGATGCTATACCTATCTCTCCTACTTGACAAAACCATATATTTCAAGGTATTACAAGGTATGGAAAAAGCATTAGGTACGCAATTTCATAATCAATTAATAACTCAATTCGTATCTAAAAGACATGAGTTAGGTATAAGTCAAATGGACTTAGATGAAATAATAGGTGTAGCAAGAGGTTTGGTATCCAAATGGGAAGTTGGAATACGAAAACCAAGTGGCTTTTTGTTTTGCGTATGGGCAGAAAGTTTAAATTGTAATTTAATACTTAAAAACAAAGGGGAAAACAATGACGGACATAACAAATCCTGACTATTATAAAGATTATAAAATAGAAGTTACTGATGCAATCATTGCATGGAAATTAACTTACAGTCAAGGTAACATCATTAAATATATTGTAAGAGCTGGTAAAAAAGACAGTAGAATAGATGATTTAAATAAAGCTCTTTGGTATTTAAAAAAAGAAATAGGTATTTATGAACGACAGAACAAAGAGAATATTACAAGATATAGTAGGCCGTATAGGGAAACCATACAAACAAAAATATAAACAACTATTACCACCACATGAACGAAAGGAAATATATTTAAATAATATTTTAGTTTATGTTCTTAAACATCAATTATTTGATGGACAAACTTTTGCAGAATTTGAAAAAAGATTAAGAGCTAATAAAATACCACGAGAAGATATAAACGCCATTACAATGGCTATGAGGAGAGAAAAAAATGACAGACAAGATAGACTTCAAAGCAAAAAAAGAAAGACCTAATGGTATAGGTGGTACTGATGCCATGAAATTAGTACAAGGAAATTGGATAGATTTATACGATTTAAAAGTTGGTAACACAGAACAAGATGATTTATCAAATGTTCTTCCAGTACATATGGGTAATGCTACTGAAAACTTAAATAGATCATGGTTCTCAAAAGAAATGGGTTTACGAGTTACTGAAGAAACACAAATTTGGTACAATGACTATATATATGGTAATTTAGATGGAATTGTAGAAGCTGGTATGGAAGAAGAATATATTCCAGTAGCTGTATTTGAAGCTAAACATAGTGGTCAATTTATGGACACACCAAAACAACACGCATTAAGCATTGATCGTTATTACCCACAAGTACAACATTATATGATGTGTTCTAAATTAAGTACAGCATATTTATCTGTATTTTATGGCAATAGAACACATAAAATATTTACTATTAGAGAAGATAAACCATTCCAAAATAAATTATTAAAAGTTTATAAAATATTTTGGAAAGCAGTTAAAAATAAAACACCAGAAAAAATTGATACTAATTGGGAGGAATATTATGCAGTATCCAAATAAAGTAGGTTATAAAAAAAGACGTACATCTAAACAAGCTGGTTTAGAAATACAACAAATAGTACCTACAATTAGAAAACAATGTTTAAATATTATTAAGAATAAAAATCATTATGGAGCTACTCCAGATGAAGTTGCTGAATTATTAAATTTAGAAATTACAACAGTAAGACCACGTTTTAGTGAACTTGTAAAAAAGAATTGTATACAAGATTCACAACAAACAAGATCAAACAAAAGTGGTAAACAAGCTATTGTATGGAGATATAAAAAAGATGAATAAAATATTACAAAAAATAATTAATTTTATTACTTTTTATAAACCACCAAAAAAAGAAAACTACATTTGGTTACACATTAAAATAAACACAGAAAGGGATTAATATGACTATTGCAGATAAAAAAATTATTAATCGTAGACATTGGGAGAATTTAAAAACTACCGATACACGATTTACTAAAAAAGCTGGTAGATTTACAGCCATTGATGCTCATTGGCAAATCATGAGAATGACAGAAGAATTTGGGCCAGTAGGTATTGGTTGGAATTGGAAATCAGATATTAGTTACACCGACAAACTTGTATTTGCTAGTGTAAGTATAGCTATTCATAATATACCCTATCATACAAATAATGAAGGTTTTGGAGATATTGTAGGAGCAAGATGGGATTGGATTGGCCCTATGACTTCCGTAGGTGAGCTATATCCACAAGCAAGACTTAAAGGTGCTTTTGATAAAGAAGCTTGTAAGTCTGTAACGACTGACGCATTAACAAAAATAATGTCACATACTGGCTTAAGTGCAGATGTATTTATGGGTAGATTTGATGACAATAGATATGTTGAGAAACTAAAAGCAGAAGAACGTGAAGCTTCTGAAAATTTAAAAGTTGCTAATAGTAATTTAGTAACTTTAGAACAACCAACAAAGGATAAATAATGCAAAATCTAGTTGTACTGACTGGACGATTGGGTGCAGACCCAGAAGTAAAAGATACAATGAAAGGTGATACTATGGCTTCCCTTTCACTTGCTACCAACGAAAAATATAAAGTTGGTGACGATTGGAAAGAAAAAACACAATGGCATAGTGTTAAAATATTCAATCCTAATATAGCTAAAAGTATTAGTAGTTATATGAAAAAAGGTGATCTTGTTCACGTTCAAGGACAAGTTGAATATCGTTCTTATGATGCAGCTGGTGTAACTAAATATGTTACAGAAATTGTTGTGCCAAGATTTCGTGGTGTAGTACAATTAATACCTACACAACCATCTGGTAACAAACCAAGACAAGCAGCAGATGAAGGCCCTATTGTTATGGCAAGAAAAGAAATTGACGAAGCTAACATACCATTTTAAAGTTAGTGTACAATATGTTGTTTCTGCTCTAATAATATTGTGGTAATATTATAAAATGAAAATACAAGTTCTCATATGCTAGTATTTTCAAGAGTAGTACGCTAACTTAAAGCTAGAGAGTTCCTTTCATCTCTCTAGCTTTTATTATCTATGGAAAATAATTTGCCTAAAATAGCTGAAAATATTACAGAAGAAATTTTATCTAAAAGATATATTAAAATTTGTCAGGAGAATAAAATGTGTTTTAACGATTATATAAATACGTGCAAAGAAGAATCATTAAAAATAGTTTTGTTAGACGAACCTAAAAAACAAATAAAAAGAATTTATAAAAAACAAAATAAATTATCTAAAAATGTTATTTTACACAAACCAAGACTATCATTTGAAAAATAATGTGACTTGATTGATTACAAATTATATGGATGGTTAGAGGATGTATGAAAATAGAAAATCTTATGGATGAACAACTTCCACTTTCTTTAGAAGAAATATTTCATGATTGGATAGAGTATTTAGTAAGCGAAGGTCATGTAAAAAAAGAAAATATTAATTGGAATTTATTAAAACAAGCAATTGTAGAAATGGAATATCAGTCATATTGCAGTTCTGGACGTAAAACTCATTAAATTAAGGAGATTATGCTATACGATTTATTAATAGCGTTTATATTGCTATATTTATATAAAAAATTTAAACAACTGTATTCCTGGTGCAATCATACCACTAAGGACGTTAAAACGTCCTGAGAGGCAAAAAATACACTACTTTTTCCAGTTAGTTGCTACCTTTTCAGCAGATCTACCAGCAATGTACCCACCAACACCTATTGTTAGTAAATTCCACATTTGATCTGGAATTGTTAGCTCAATCGCTGTTCCAAAAAACGCATTACAAAAAGGAGCAAGAATATAATTATTAGCAATAACAATAATACAAATCCACATAAGAGCTGGTCGCCATGTAGCAGTAAGCCAATGCTTTGATTCAGCTTCTGCTTTAATGATATTTGATTTAGCAATAAGTTCTTCATGATCTCCATTAATTAATTGCGTATTTAATTCATGTGTAAGTTTTTCTTTTAAATCTTTATCAGGAATAGCTTTATCAATGATCCCACCTACTATTTTAGCAAGTGGGCCAACTGCTGATAATAAAGGTAATACCATTAAAACATTCCGTAAATACACATTACTAATATAACAATAATTACTCCTGTAACTATCTTACCTCTTTTACTTAATCCTTTGTAAAAATATTTTAGTTTATCCATAATCTCTCTCCAGTCTATCCATTGAAATAAATCTTTTTTCTTGGATATGGTTATCCCAGATAGATAATTCTACAATTCCGTAGCTCCATCCAGTCATATTAAGTTTTGCATACTGCTCTACATGGTTCATTGGCAACGCACATCCAACATTAATAACCCTTACATACTTTTTATCTCCTATTTTAGGTGCTTTCCAATCTCTATCTTTATGAGTATGACCAAAAACTATATCATGCAATACATCATTAGCTACTTGTATTTCAGCATTACGACCTCCGTATTCTTTACCCATTATATTCTTTGGTACATGAGTAAAGCCTACACCACTAATAAAAAAAATTTCACCATAGTCTGTCGTACTCCAACCAGCATTATGATATGAGCTATATAATTGCTCTTTCATAATACCTTCTATTTCAGGAATATTTTCTTCAAATCTATGAA